ACATGATCCTTTGTCCTGCGACTATCAAGCAGGCCATATCGGGTCTTTCGTCCAACGCTGGCCCTGGGTACGCGATTCGGAATGAAATCAAAGGCAACGGTAGTGTCACCGCAGTAAACGCGGTCGATATTTACGTTAATACTAGCGTCACCATCCAGTAATGGGTGGCAGCAAATCAGGTGAAAACGGGGAAACTCCCTTGTGGACAATCCCGTGCCAAGCCTCGTAAGAGGAAGGTGTAACGACCATCCCGAAAGGGAGTAGGCCCAAGTGGGCCGAAGCGCCTGACCCCTGTTAAAGGGTGAAGATATGGTCTGAACTGTGCGGCAACGTACAGCAGTCGAAAGACGGGGTAAGCGTAACGAACTTACTCGAACAATTTGTAGTGACTTTGGTTCATTCAAGATCGTGCCAGATCGTAACCTGGATTCCACGGAACACGTTTTCTTCTTGGATATGGATTATTTCTCGCTGAATGTTCTGCGGGATTGGTCCGTTGTTGACCTCGCCAAAACGGGTGATGCGACGAAACAGATGCTCCTCTACGAGGCAGGTCTGTGTTCCAAAAACGAAAAAGCGTCCGGCATCCTGGCCGATTGTGCGGCGTAAAAAACGGAAGGGGGTGGGGCAACTCGCCCCCTTTTTTTATGAAAGAACTTGAAAAAGCAGCAAAGAAAATGCTCAAGGGCAAAGCCCCGAAAGCACCACCCAAACCAGAAGAACCAAAAGACGCGATTGGTTGGCTGAAAAAAGCCTACATCGACCATGATCCGGCTGACGGTGCGCCAAAGGTAGGAAAAATCGGTTATGTCTAAATTCGTTTTGGACAACAAATTCGGTCGCCAAACCGATATGCACTTTGACGATACCACCAATACCTTCCGGTTTAACACTCACCAGAACGCGACTCCAATCCTTGAACACAACAAACGTAAGTTCAACGATTACGGTGACAAGCTCTCGGTGGGTAAAAGGGGCGAGTGGCATCATGTCTCGTCCATCCCGATTACGCAATGGGAAAAGTGGATGAAGGAAACTGACGGGGATATTCAGAAAGATCCAAGGATTCTCGCAGCGTACTTGAACGATCCCGATTACAAATATTTTAAAGTGGCTCCGACAACCATTTGAGGCAATTATGAGAAATGTAAACTCCAACGTGTTCCGTCCAGGTGTAACGCAGACCATCTCTGCGACTACCTCCAGCGCGGCGACTTCCAATGCTTTTGCAACCCAGGTGAACGAGGTGATGGTAACGGCTACCGCAGCCTGTTTCATTACATTTGGCACAGCCCCCACTGCAACGACATCCCATGTCTATGTAGCGGCAGGCACACCGTATTTCTTCCGGGTGAGCGAAGCCAACAAGTGCGCGGCGATTACCGCAGCCAGCACATCCACGGTATATGTGACCGAGCTGACACGGTGAATGTGGCGATCGTTGGGTTGGCCCCGTCCACTCACGATGACGCTCCGTTTGAAGATCCAAATTGGGAAGTCTGGGGATTACCTTGGGATGAAGACAGATGGCCTTATCTTGATCGGCTGTTTGAGATTCACCCACTGGAATTACTGAAAAAACCAGAGGCAAGGCGCAGGCCCGGATACCTGGATAGGCTACGGAGCCTCACTGCACCGCTGTATATGCAATCTGAATATCCAGAAATCCCCAACGCGATCCCTTATCCGGTAGAGAGTGTTATTTCAGAGCTGGGGAAGGATTATTTCAACTCCTCCATCGCTTACCTGATGGCACTCGCCATCACCGAAGGTGCGGACAGGATTGGGATTTGGGGCGTGGATATGGCAGACCTAGAATCTACTCCTGGTGATCCGTCCTACACTTCTGAGTTTTCTTACCAGCGGCCCAACCTTGAATACTTGATTGGGTTCGCCAGGGGCAGGGGGATTTACGTTGACATCCCTGACCAATCCCCTTTAACAAAATTTCATGGTGAGGGTATCCCACTAGGGGTGATGTACCCCTCGTACCCAACCAGATATGGATATTTGAACTGATGGCGATTTCAACTTACGCGGAATTACAAACAGCGGTAGCGAACTGGCTGGATAGAGATGACCTCACAGCCCGGATACCCGAATTCATCGCATTGGCTGAAGCCCGGTATAACCGCGAGCTGCGTATTCGGAAGATGGAGACAACCGCCACTGATACCACAGTCGGCGGCACAAGATCGTATGCGTTGCCGACAGGCTGGTTACAGGGTCGCAATATGCAGCTCAACACCGACCCCATTACTCCGTTGGAGTATTTGACTCCAGAGATGATGGACCGGCTGTGGGCTGGATCGACAACTGGTAAACCGTTGACCTTTACGATTATCGGTGACAATTATTTATTAGGACCAGCACCGGATTCCGCTTACACGGTGGAAATCGTGTACTACAAAAAGTTCACCGCGCTTTCCGATTCAGCAACGACCAGCGATATGCTCTCCGATAATCCAGACGTATATCTCTACGCCTCGCTGTTAGAGGCTGAACCCTTCCTTGCCAACGATGCTCGCGTCCAGTTATGGCTGGCGGCGTACAAAGAGGCAGTCACCAACATCCAAAACGCAGACTCCCGAGACAGGCACTCTGGTAATGCGCTGCGAATAGTCACCACTACGGGTAATCCATAATGGCATTAGAATCTGGAACCTACTTAGACGATCTCGTAAATACAAACCCGACTGCGAGTGACAACGTAAGCCAGGGTGACGATCATCTTCGTTTAATCAAAAGGGTCTTAAAGAATTCCTTCCCCTCCGTGGACGCGGCTGTAAACGCGATCCACACCGGAACTTCTGCACCGTCCACCAGCATTGCACAAGGGCTGTTGTGGGTAGATACCACAAACAATGTCCTCAAGCTGTACGATGGAAGCTCCTGGGTTGTCCTACCAGTCAGCCCGGCTACCTCTTACAAGCTCATGGGATCACTCACCGCAGGGTGGACCATGCCTACCGCAGACGGCACAGACGGCCAGGTGATGAAAACCGATGGGTCTGGGGCATTCACCTTTGTTGATCCCGGCTCTGTCCTGACCGCTGGCGAAGGTATCGACATCTCCACCAACACCATCTCTGGTGAGGATGCGTCTACCGTCAATAAGGGCATAGCGTCCTTCTCTGCCGGTGAGGGAATGGATGTATCTGTTGCCTCTGGCGCGGTTACTTATTCGGGCGAGGATGCGTCTGATTCCAACAAAGGCATAGCGACATTCAACACCGCTAACTTTGCCAATTCCTCCGGCGACATTACGATAAAGGATGGCGGTGTAGCCAACGCAGAACTGGCAGACATGGCGGCGAATACCGTTAAGGTGCGTAATGCTAATTCCTCCGGTGTACCTTCCGACCTTGCTCTAGCAACTACAGAGATAATGATCGGTGATGGCACCGGCTTTACAGCAGCCTCATTGTCTGGTGACGTATCCATGACAAACGCTGGGGCGGTAACAGTGGATTCCATACAAGGAACCTCTGTGACTTCCACCGCACCTACAAATGACCAGTATATGAAGTATTCATCTGCCTCCTCTGAATGGCAGATGGTATCCATTGTTGGTGACGATAAACTCACCACCAAGGGCGATCTACTCGTATACAACACGGTAGATTCTGAAACCAGACTTGGTGTTGGAACGAATGATTATATTTTAGTTGCAGATTCCAGCGCAACTAATGGTGTGGATTGGAAACAGATTGTTAATGCCGGGATATCTGGATCAGCCGGTATAGACGCAAGCAAGTTAGCAGACGGTTCTGTTTCAGACACGGAATTCCAATACATCGGCACTCTATCCTCCAACGCCCAAACACAGTTAGACGGGAAATCAGCCACCACTGGTAACGCCAGTATCGCTACGGTAGGTACGGTATCAGCCGGTTCTTGGGAGGCCACTGATGTTGCTGTGTTGCATGGCGGGACTGGAGCCTCCAGTGCCTCATCTGCGAGAACAAATCTAGGACTTGTCATTGACACGGATGTACAAGCCTATGACGCAGACACAGCCAAAACAGACGTAGACCAATCATGGGCGGGTACTCAGCGTGGTACTCCCTCCACAGTTACAGATGGCACTCTTGATTTAGATACTGCCAACAACTTTCAGTACACACCGGGAGCCGCTGACACTCTTGAATTCTCCAACGAAACCGCTGGACAGGCAGGGTTCATCACACTGATAAATCCCTCCGCTTACACGATCTCCCTTGGGAGTGAAGTTAAGAAAGGCGCATCGTGGGATGTATCTACTGCGGGAACATATTTAGTTTCTTACTACAGCGATGGAACCTCAGTTTATGTTTCAGCAAGTGAAGCCCTAAGTTAAATGCCCGTACTTCAAACAGGACTAGCCAAGTCTGCGGCGGCAGACTACACGATTGATCAGTCGTTGCGGTTTGAGGATGGTGATTCTGCTTATTTGAGTAGAGTAGTTGTTAGTAATGGTGATGATACTGAGTTTACTTACAGCGTTTGGGTAAAGCCTTCAAGTTTTACAACTTCAACATTTATATGTGGATTTGATGGTAACAACAGTGACGCTGGTTTTTGGAGAGCCTATTTTGATAGTAACAGCAAAATAACAATAGATGGTTGGAGTACTGTTTACTTAGTAACTAATAGAGTTTTCAGAGATCCTTCAGCTTGGTATCACATTGTTATTGCTGTTGATACGAATGCTGCTGCCAATAATAGGATTAAATTATACGTTAATGGTGTAGAAGAAACTTCTTTTGCAACTAGGAATAACCCGACTTTAGGAGCAGCTTTCCCTTTTAATAAAGTATCTGATGATTTCATTATTGGGAAAGCTAAATATTCTGGGAATGATTATAACTATTTTAACGGTTATCTTGCAGAAGTATATTTCATAGACGGCACTCAACTAGACGCATCATCCTTTGGCGAAACAGACACCGCTACTAACCAGTGGAAACCCATAGACGCATCTGATCTGACATTCGGCACTAACGGCTTCTACCAGAAATACTCATCCACGGAACTAGCGGCTAGTTTTGAGGATAGTGCTAATCATACAGCGCATACTGTTACTGCTAACGGTGATGTCCACACTGATACCACTGTAAAGAAGATCGGCACTGCGTCAGCACAGTTCGATGGTACTGGGGATTATTTATCCGCACCGGATTCATCTGACTGGAATTTTGGAACTGGCGAATTTACGTTAGAGGCTTGGGTAAGACCCGCATCCTATCCTACAGGTAACCGGGCTGGTATTGTTTCTCAAGGAACTGATGCTAATAATTACTGGCACTTCAGGCTTAATGATGACGGAAGTACACAATTTTATGGTCAAATAAGTGGATCAGAGCATTGGAGTCTTACAAGTACAACTGGAATCATATCAACGGATACTTGGTATCACGTTGCGGTTGTAAAAGATGGAAATGATTTTGAACTATTTATAGATGGTACTAGCAGAGGAACAAACACAGACTCAACATCATTCATAGATCTTTCTGGTGTATTAGTTTTAGGGGCTGCAAAAAGAGTATCTGCCGAAAATTTTTTTGACGGATACATAGATGAAATCCGTATCTCCGACACCGCGAGATACACAAGTAATTTCACTCCATCAACCACAGCATTTACCTCAGATCAGTACACTAAACTTCTTCTGCACTGCGATGGCGCGGACGATGGAACCACCTTCACTGATAGTTCAGATTCAGGCGGTGGCAGACACACCATAACCGCTAACGGTGATGTAACCAACACAAGAGCGGAGAGTAAGATTGGCGACAGTTCTATTTTGTTTGATGGTACTGGGGATTATTTAAGTGTTCCTGATTCATCTGATTTTAATTTTGGAAGTGGTGATTTTACGATTGAAGCATGGGCAAATCCTGACGATTCTAATTATGGGTATTTTTACTCTCAAGGAGCTGGCGCTGCAACCACTATTCAGTGGGCTAATTTCGAAA